CGACAGCCAGGACATCCTGCATGGACAGGATGTTGCGATCGGCAGCCAGACGCAAGTCCTGTTGGATGCCTTCGGAAACCACGCCGGTCTTGAAGAGGTACACGGGGTACTTCTTGGCGTGGGTGGCAGTGCCGCCGGTGAGGGCGGTCAGTTGATCGTCGATGACGACGCGCAGACCAGCAAATGTGGCCACTTCGGTCTGGTTGACACCCACACCGCCGCCGCCCCACACGATGGAACCACCGGTGGACAGGGCCGAGGTGCTGAAGGTCAGCATCCCGACTTGCTGCAGGTAGTAGGCCACGTTGGAGTGCATGGCGATGGCGTCAAGCTCGTCGCCGCGCTCGCCGAGAACTGCCTTGGTAGCAACCACGTTGGCGACGTTGAGGAAGTTGGCCTCGGTCATGGAACCGGGGACACCGGCGAACGACTTGTTCACCTGGTTGGGGCCGAGGACGCCGTTGCCAGCAATAGGACCGAACAGACCCAGCAGTTGGGCTGCCAGGGTGGCGGTCTTCAGCTTGTTGATGGAGGCGGTCAGCTGGTTGCGGACGTGAGCCAGGGGATCGGCGCCCGAGCCCAGCTTGCTGAGGTCGTCAGCGGCGTAGGCGAAGCCACGGTGCAGGATCGTCATGATCTGCTCGTCGGCGGTCACGTTCTGGGGAACGAGGTAGCCGGCGCTGGTGCCGCCCCAAGCGTTGCTGCTGAGGATTTGGGTCTCAGTGGGGGCAATGGGGTCGAAGAAGGGCACGCGGACGCGGGTGCCGCCACTGCGGGCATCCAGGGCTGCGTTGCGCTGCACAATGCCGCTCTGGATCCACTTCGATTGCTCGAAGATGCCTTCGGCGGTGTACTGAAGGAACTCGGGGCGGGCAACGAGGTTGGAGAGGAAAGTTCCTCCGTAGTTGCCGGTAAAGGAAGACATGACTTAGCTCCAGTGGAGTGTTCGTTGGGGAGGTGCCCCACAGGGGCTAGTTGAGTCCGGCTTCGGCTTTGAGGAGCCTGGCTTTGTCAGGGTCGTTGGCAAGCATCATCATTTGCTGAGTGATGTTCCAGGACTCCTTGGACCAGGGGTTGGATTGGCCGGGGAGGCTGGTGGAGCGGGCACTGCCTGCTACACCCATACCAGCGCGGTTCGTAGCTGCGAAATGGTGCTCGTAGCCGCTGCCGGGGTTTTTGAGGTTGGTGATGTATTCACCAACTGGAACTTCGACGCCGCCGACGACAGCCACGGGCTGACCGTCTTTAGCGCGAAGGTTCTCCTGCAGTAAACGATACAGCTGATCGGGCGCCAGTGCACCAGCCGAGGAGAGTTGGGCGATGGCGGAGGATTTGAGCTGTTCTTGTGTGAAGCCTTGGCGAATTTGATCGACTTCAGATTCTTTTGCGGCTAGTTGTTGTTTGAGGTCGGCAACAGTTTGTTGGGCTTCTTCCCAGAGGGTTTTGAACTCGCCGGATTCTGCGAGTTTGGCGGTTTTGGCGGTTTCTTGGGCGTTGCGGAGGTCGTCTATTTGGGCCTGGAGGGCTTCGCGGTTTTCGCGGTCCTTACGGCGTTCGGCGATCAGTTCTTGGTTTTTGGCTCGAAGGGCCTCGACTTGGGAGGCGTAGTCGATGTTGTCAGCCACGGGCTGAGGTGCACCAGTCTCCACAGGAGTTACTGGTGCGGTGGGGTCTTCGGGCACGGTTGTGTACTACTTGGACGCTTGTAGTTTAGCAGTTAAGAAAGTGACATATCTTCTGAGTCGTCTTGGCTGTCCATGGAATCCGGTTCTTCGGGGCTTTCGGCTTCTTCGGTGATTTCGGTGGCGGGTTTGCCGGCGGCTTCCATTTCGTCCTCGATGTTGATGTTGTCGGGGAGGACTTCGCCGCGGCGGAGGATCTCCAGCAGCATGGCGTCGCTGATTTTGCCGGCGGCATTGAGTTGGCTGAGGACGGCGACGTCTTGGCCGATGAGGCGGTAGTAGTCGAAATCGCGATCGATGGTGATTTCGGGGGGTTCCAGGCCGACGTATTGGGCGGCAAAGGCGAAGGCTTGGTTGAGGGCGGACTCCAGTTCTTGGCTGATGATGGAAAGGACGGAGTTGGATTGGGCTTGGTCGATGCGCTTGGCCTCGGCGGATTCGGCCACGAATTTTTGGCCGAAGAGTTTGGTGACGCCAAGCGTGGACATTTGCGAGGCGAGGGATTCCAGTTCGGCCATTTGGGCGTCGAAGCTGGTGGCGTCGGCTTGGACGTAGTACGCCTTGTTGCCGGGTTGCATGGCGATGGCGTAGTTGACGCCCATGGTGGCGCTGCCGGTGGTGTCGTCCCAACCCTCTAGGACGAGGGTGGGCATGGCGGCGATGTGGAGGGCGTGGATGAGGTCGGCCTGGCGTTGGTAGTGGGTGATGTTGAGGTTGGCGATGTCCAGCAGGGGTGGCTGGGAGATCAGCAGGCCGCGGCGGTTGCTGTAGATCGGGACCAGGGGGATTTCGGTGAGGCTGTATCCACCGGTGGCGGTGAACTCGACGACGTCTTGGCCGAGGGTGTAGAGGTCGTAGCGGCCTGGGTAGATGACGCGCATCTCTTCGACTTGTTCTTCGCCGAACTCGTTGAGGGGACGGACGTCGTAGTCGTGGATGCGGACTTGAAGGAGGCGGTTGGTAACTGGTTCTTTGCGCCAGCCCCAGATCTGGGGGGCGTCGACGTGGACGAAGTAGGGGCGGCGTCCCAGGGCTCGTTCTTCGGCGAGGTTGAGGACTGGGGCGGCGGCCGGATAGTCGATCAGGATGGCGCTATGGCCGTAGGTGAGGCTGCTTACCAATGCACGGCGTGCATATTCGTTGATGTTCGAGCCGAGGCCGTCGATGTTTTGGGCGAGTTCCAGCCAGTAATCGTCGCCTTCGATGTGGATGGGTTTGCGGAGGATGGCGCCAGCGGCGGTCTCGATGAGGCGGCTGGTGTAGGGGCTGAGGACCGAGCGGTCGACGCGGGTCTGGTAGGCGTCGGTGTCTTCGCGGGGTTCTTGGGGGAGGTAGGTTTCGCTGAGGTCGCGCAGGTAGTTGGTGCCGCGGGTGACGGCGGCCATCACGCCCCAGTCGGGCATCATGGCGATGACGTCGAGGCTGCGGACGAAGGGGGATTCGCTGACTACAGCGCCAGTCGGGGGGATTTGGGCGCTGTAGACCACGGTTTGACTCCTACTTTGCTTCTATTTTGGCACCGATTACCACTTGACCTTGGCACTCCACCAGGCGGCGGACATTTTTCCTTTTGCTATGTTCTCGGCATGACGGGCTTTGAAGGATGCTCGGCGGGCTTTCTCTGCTGCTGATTCTCCTTTTTGTGCTGGTGAGCCAGATACGCCCTGTTGACCGAAGCGAATGAGTTTGACTGTGTCGCCGTCTTTGGCGAGGACGACGTGGGATTTTTTGGGGTGGTTGGGGGTGCGCTTGGGCTTGTTGTAGCCCTCGAAACGTTCGCCGCGATACTCAATCATCTTCTTCGGGCTCCTCGTCGTCGGGGTCGGGGATGGGTACCAGCACTTCGATGCCGCGGGTCAGCATGGTCACGAAGCCGCCGATGGTTTCGGGTAGGGAGGGGGTTTTGAAGACGAAAGTGGCGTGGGTCATGCCGTCTTCTGCGTCGATGTCAATCTGGACGCAGCCGCCGTTGATGGTTTGGATTCGCATTAGCGGCTGATTTCCTCCCAGTCCATAGATGCATGTACGTTAGACGTTGACGAGCTGGCCGCGACAACAAGGCTTAATTCGTAGGGGGTTGTTGTGAGGCCGTTGCGTTCCAGCTGGAATTTGAACAGCGCTTCTTTGAGGATGTCTACTGAGGATGTGCTCTGGTTGGTGGAGCTGAAATAGCCTTGGGCCAGGATGCGGCCGCCGGTTGTTGCTGTTCCAGTTAGGTTGTATTCGACGCTGGACTCTGTTCCGGCGCTTGTCCAAGTGCCTCCGGTGGTTGTGGCAGAGGCAACTACACGCCAGCTGTAGTTTGAGTTGGCTGTGGCGGCCAATATAGATAGGGCGGTAAGAATAACAATTGCATCTAGTGCAGCGGATTTAAGGCGTAAAGAAATGACTGGGTAGTATGTGCCTGCTGTGGTAAGGACGTGAGGAGAAGTTATTGTGGTGCCGATGGCTTGTTGGAGGCCGCGAAGTTCGTAGCCGCCTTCGGAAAGTACGGTTGAGCAGACTTGTTTGAGGGTGCTTGCGCTGGCGGTAGCGGCGGTGTTGGTTATTTCGTAGCGGAGGGGTAGGGAGGCGGTGGTTATGTAGGTGGAGGTGATGATGTTGGCGTGGTGGAAGGAGTGGCAGTGGATGAATTTGCCGTTGATGATGAAGCCCATGCGGACTGTGCCGAGTCCCAGCCACTCGATGTCCATCCAGAGGATTTGGGCTTTGGTTGGGTCGAGGGTGAGGTTGGAGGGGCCGGTGCCGTTGAGGGGGTCGATGTTCCAATTGGACTGGGCGACGCGGGTTTCGACGAGGGTGCCGGTGGAGGAGCTGCGTTCGACGAAGGAAAGGGTGGTGTTGTCCAGCTCCAGGTACATGCCGTTGGCGGCGCCGTAGTAGCCGATGCGCTGGCGGAGGTTGGTTTTGGTCGGACTCAACACAAAAGTGGACATCACCAGCAGGGATTTACCGGGCTGGTAGGAGAAGCACTTTGTGGTTTCGCGGATGACCGAGGAACCGGAACTGGTGGTTACGGAGAGGTCGACGAGGCCGGCGTTGGCGTCGAAGGTTGAGGTGCCGCCGGTTGCGGTGGCGGTGGCCCAGAGGCCGTTGTCTTTGTAGCGGTGGCTGGAGTCGAAGAGGGTGAGCGGGCTGGACGTGCGGATGCGGCCGAAGGCGTCGGTGGCTCCAGCAGCATTAGAGCCGCCCGCAGTGCCGTAGCCGGTGGAGTACGGGCTGTTGACGGAGATCGTGTTGAGTAGCTGCATGGCGGCCTCGGTGTAGGGAAAATGAGGCTATTTCTTTGGTTTTTTGGCGGTTTTGGCCGAGGCTTTGAAGGCGGCGGCGGTGGGAGCGCCTTTTGCTCCAGGTTTGCGCATTTTTTCGCCGCTGCCGGCAGCGATGCGCTTGCGCTTGGCGTTGATGTTGGCGTAGAGGCCGGGTTTAGCCATTACTTTTTACCTTTTTTGGTGGGTTTTTTCTTGGGCATGGACATTCCAGCCTCGGAGAGGGCGATGGCGATGGCCTGCTTGCGGGATTTCACCACGGGGCCTTTCTTGCTGCCCGAGTGGAGTTCGCCTTTGCCGTACTCGCGCATGACTTTGGCGACCTTTTTCTGGGCCTTGGTCGGCTTTTTGGCGGCCACGGTGTAATCCAGGTGTTACCACACACGATAGTTGGTCTTGCCGAGGGATTCTGGTTTGGCGAGGTTGAAGGTTTGGAGGCAGAGGTAGCCCAGGGCGTCAAAGGCGTGGTCCACGCCGAGGTTTTTGTTGGGGAGGCCGGTGTTAGGGGCGTAGGTCAAGGTGCGGAGGGACTTGATGAGTTCCTTGCACTTGGGATTGATGAAGAGGCGGCGGGTTCCAGAGGCGTCGAGGAGGGCGGTGTTGACGCAGGTGATTTTGTCGCGGATTTTCCAGGGGGAGCGGGGGCTGGAGACGGTGAAGCCGGACTTGCGGAGGATGTTGTGGTCGGTGGCTCCAACGCCGGAGGTTTTGCGGGCGCCGCCGGTGGGGTCGGGGCAGGCGATGGTGCGGCGTTCCACGCCGAAGCGGGTCTGGATTTCTTCGCAGAGGTCCCAGGTGGTGGCGCCGCCGGTCATGATGATTTCGTCGAAGACCCAGAGGACGTCGCCTTTTTTGACGGCGCAGACGGCGGACATGGGGTCGATGTTGAAGTCGACGCCGATGAGGAGAGGGAGGACCGGGAGGTCTTGTACCAGTTTGTCGATGTTGTCGTCGGAGAAGGAGACGGCGACGAGGCCGGAGAGGTTTTCGAAGCTGGCTTCGAACTCTTGGCGGAAGGTGCGGGCGTCGAGTTGGGCGCGGGCGGCTTCGATTTCGGCGGCGGGGACGTTGTCGCCTTGGATGGTGGTGAATTGCCAGCGTTGCCAGTCGGGGTCGTCCTGTTCGCAGTAGCACCAGAGGTCGTAGAACCAGCTGGCGGTGCCGTCGGGGGTGGAGATGAAGAGGGCCCAGCCCTGTTTGTCGGCGAGGGCGGGGCGGATGACCTCGAACCAGACCTCGGAGTCCATGAAGGCGGCCTCGTCGAGCACCACGCCAGCCAGGCTGCGGCCTCGCAGGGCCATGGCGTTTTCGGTGCCTTTGAGTTCGATGGTGGAGCCGTTGACGAGTTCGATTTTGAGGTCAGTCTCGTTTTTGCTTTTGATCCAGGCTTTTGGGACGAGTTTCTTCAGGACTTTCCAGGCGATGTCCTTCGCCATTCGGTATGTAGGGGCGGCGTAGAAGAACGTTTCGCCCGGCCTCTCGATCGCCCCACGCAATAATTCGATACACGAGAGGTAGCTTTTTCCGAAGCGGCGGCCGGCGACCAACACTCTGAAGCGTTTGCGGCTGGAGAAAACCTCGCCTTGGGCCCAACGGAGCGTTAATGCTGGCGATTCGGGCATTTAGTGGCCATTTTTCTAGCAGGTACCCTGCAGTGTATTACAAGAATCGCAACACTACCCCCAGATGTGTAACAGAAGAAGGAAATGGGAATGTACCAGTAGGTTCCCTGGGCCCCGCTTGGCACGCCACAAAACCGGAGGCTACCCCCCGGCTTGTAACACACTGTAACGTGGTGGGTTTGTACTAGTCCGCTGGGACTGTGGCGCCGATCGCCAGGCCCCCAGCCGCGAGAGCGACGGCCAGGGGGAGGTTAGCGGTTGACGTTGCGAGTGCCAGCAGAACGAGAGCGGCGATGGTCCGTTTCATGGCGTGGTGTGGTAGGGGGACGGGGTGGGGTGGGATCAGAAAAGCGACTTGCGCAGCGCTCGCCAGATGCAACGGGAACCCGCGCAGTTGCCGCCGGTTTTGGTGTTGAGGATGATCAGAGCGTGGATGAAATCGGGTGCCATGGTGTGGCTTGGTTTGATTTACTCTCACACAATACAGCAGCCTGGGGCCGCGTCGAGGTCGCAGCGCCCCAGGCTTAACACTCTGTAACACTCGCAGCGGCTTAAGACTGTCGGCGATCTTCGACCGTGATCTCAAGCCTGGGAGCGGCTGCCGCAGCGGCTTCCGGGGCGACCTCCCCAACGACCGCGCCTAGGTCTCGCATGAGCAACTGTGCAGAGCCGATCTGGCCTTTACGGATTGCAGCGTCAATTGCGCGTAGACGCATACTCTGGAGACGTGAGACTATAGACTCCCTATCTTTCTTCCAATCCTCTTCCATCCACACTTTGACCTCGTCCCAGTCGCGCCAGGCGGTAGCTTCAGCGATGGACTCACGATCAGAGTGTTCTAGAACCAACTGGCGCACAGTCAGACCCGTTAACTGCCGCTTGTAAAGCCGCTTCCGCCTCTCCTCAATCACGGCATCAGGGTTGCGCTTCCCGTAGGGTCGCGGCTTTTTCTCTACAGCTTCCGGCGCATCATCCGGCGCCGTGTTGTTAGCTTCCGGCTGATCCGTCACAGTACTAATCCTCACTTGCTTTGGTTCAATCTTAAGCGCCCAGCAAAAAGCCCGGCAGTGTGGCCGGGCCCGTAGGGTTTGCAGTGTGCCAGTCAATAGGACGGGATCAAGAACGCGACGGTGCATGAGCCTATGGGCCTCAGCTCGAAGCCTTCGCCCATCTCGAAGGTCCTGCAACGGCAACCGGTCAGACCCAGGGCAGCCTTACCAGCCGCTACGATCTGGCGCCGTGTCGCGTCAGCCGGTAGCTCGAAGGTCTCACGGTTAACCCAGCAGTAATTAGCCTCACCGCCAAACGTGTCAGTCAGTTCTGCCTGCCAGAGAGTCTGCATGGCTCAGGCCTCCCAATAGTTGCCGAGTCTGAACTCAGCCACCATAGAATCAGCGATCGACTCAGCCGCCGCCAAACGGCAAGCCTTTGGGAACCAAGCCTCCCAGGTGTCGCGCATCCCGCCAAATTCGAGGAGGTATTGCTTAGCAGCAGGAATCAGCACGTAACGGTCAAGATATGCAATGGCCCGGTCCTTGCTGTAGGTTCCGGCTTTATGGAACTTGCCAAGGGTCAGCCATGCTGGCTTGATCCAGGCTTCAGTGTTGTTGGCCCAGAGTTCAAGTTCTCTGGCTGCGTCGCAATAGTCCGGTTTTGTCATGATGGGAGCCTAAGGGTGGGGCTTGTGTGAGAGTCTAGAACCGGATCCGGCCGGGCGTCAAGCGCACCAGCTCAGATAAATCCGGTCGTCATCGCCAACGTAGGCGCCAATGGGACCCTGGGCTTGCGCCAGCCGTTGCAGCGCTTCGCAGCAGGCATACTCGGGCCCTGGCAACCACCGATCCGTCAGATCCGTCATGCTGACGCCATGGCCATCCCGCGCCAAAACGTAGCAATGCTCGACACGGTCGCCTAACAGATCTTCGAGGCTCAGTTCGCCTAGCCCGTGCTCTATCAGGCAGTCACCCGCCAGATCGCACCAGGCGTAGAACTGATCAGACAGGGCTTGCATGTCCTCGCGCCATGCCGCGGTTTGGTCGTGATTCTTGTCTAAGGGTTCGCCATCGTCGTCTGTGGTAGCCCATAGGATCGTCTCCCATAGGGCGGCGTCAACCATGCTGGGGCGCCAGCCGGCAAACTCTGCCGGGTGAACAGTGCGACCTTTCATGATGCCTCCCCGTAGGGTTGCAGGTTGAGCCAGGAGCGGACCCGATCAACGCGACGGGTGACAGAATCGACGCCATAGCGGCGCCAGTGCTTTTCCTGTGCCGTCCCGTGCGAGCTGTAGCGATACGCTGCCCACTGCCATAGGGCCATGGCCTGCTGGCGCTCCAATCCCTGCAGCTGGCTTGTGATCTGTTCCCAGCTCATGCCAACAAAACGTTGGGGTCTGAGCCGTGGTTCCTTGTATGTCATGGCGTGGTAGGCCGAACGACTCACACAGTATGGGCCCCAGCCAAGGGGGGCAGTCTGCCGCTGTTGTAACACTTAACAGTCTGGCCGGCTGGCTTGACCGTGCTGGTAGTGTGGGAGGGTAGCCGCACCAATGGCACCATGTCAGATGGCAGCTGGACAACCCAGCGAGACAAACGAGACTTAAAGCAAGCCGCGGCAGATGCCCGTGAGCTACTGCGCGAACAGATCCGGCAGGAGAAGCGCCAGCTGCGAGACTTGCGCTATTGCGCGGAGCGGTCGACCTTGACCGCGGCAGAGTGGCGCGACCTGCTGACGCTGCACCAGCAACACGGCAAGGAGGGTATCCGCGAGTTATGGGAGAGCCTGATCCCGTACTGGGAGGCTTGCCAGGCCGTCAACCACGGTGAGGCTTGCCCCAGCGACCTCAAGCCCGCGGGTCTGAAATTAAGTGCAGAAAATCCGCGCACGAAACCAACGACACGAAACAAGCCGGGCGCACCACGCAAGCCGCGCACCGATGCAGGCAAACCACGCGCCAGTTACAAGCCGCGCACCAGGCAGACTGCCTGACTGATCACAGCCAGCACCGCGGGATTCCGGTTTGCCGGGATCCCGCTTTGCTGTGCCCCAGGGTGAGACTCATGAGACACACCCCGATACACCGTGGCAGGTCTGGCCGTCTACGCCCCAGGCACCAGGGCAACTACAGGGAATCCCGGTTTTTAGGTGTTGGTGCGAGGCATGAATGGCTTTTTGATCCGGTCATGAATGGCTTTCCGTAGGCCGAGACAGGACGCGGGACATTTCGGTGGCGTCATGAATGGCCGTGTCGGCGAGACGTTCCAGGGCATCGTCCAAGACGTGGTAGATGCTCAGGACATGCGCCACCTGAATGTGGGTTGTGTCTGAATGGGCGTGGTAAGCCAGGGCGGGGGTGTATTTCTGGCACCAGGCTTTTAGGTCGTGCTGGGCCTCGCCGGTCAGACGTACCAGGCTGGACATGGTGGGGTGAATGAACTTCCCTACCTATTGCCGACTAGCGTTTTACACAGTAAGCGGGGTTGCCGGTGCTCCAGCCCAAGGGGCATGTACCAGCCCTTTGAATGGCAGGGCGGCTTGAAGGGCTCGCCGGGACGCAGTATCCCGCAGACGAGTACCAGCCAAGGGGGCAGGTGCCGGTTTTGATGACGGGCGGGGTGGTCAGTAGTACCAGGGCAAGAATCACGAGGCTTCGAGCTTCTCGAAGTACTGTACTACTCTAGCCATGAATGACTCCTCTGCGTCGGCGAGCTCGCGAGCCGACATTGAATGGACATTGGGGGCGCCGCAGCGGCGGGCCAGGACGACGACTGCTCCAGTGGGCTGGAGGCCTGTGAGGTGCTTGAGGCCGAGGCTGTAGGCCCCGCACTGGTCGATGTATGAATGGCCTGCAGGGAGGCGTTCCAGGCCGTCTTCGTCGGGGGTGGTTTTGCGGCCCACGCTGGTCTTCCAGTCGGCTAGCACCAGCTCGTTGTTCTTCATGCCGATCAGGGCGTCGCAGGTTCCAGCGAAGCCAGCCGGGTGATGTATGGAAAACTCGGAGGCGAAGATCTCGGTCGTGTTAGCGACGATCCAGTCGGAGAGGCCGCGGGCGTAGCCGGAAGCGCTCCAGCCAACTCTAGGGACGGTGGGGCGGACTTTGGTCAGGGCCCACTGCGTGATTTTGGGTGGGATGCGGGCCAGGCCTTGGGAGTCCCAGTGAATGGCGTTGCGCTTGTTGGCAGTGCTGCGTGCCAGCCGCTGGGCGGTTTTGAGGAGATATTCGGCCTGTGAATGGGCCATGTTGCCTCGGGTGGCGGCAACGTTGCGCTGGGCAGTGGCTTCGACGGGTCCCAGTCGTTCTTGCCAACGTACCAGTCCGGTCTGGTCGCTGGTTTCCTTTAGGATGTGTGTAACACTGGTGTAGATATTGCCTTTTTGGTCTCGGTAGACCCGGTGGGGGCCAGAGTTGTCTTGCTCCAGTCGCCATTTACGTAGGCCTGCCAGTACGTCTTGGGTATTGGAGGCCATGCAGATACTCTTTCCCATCTGGATTCTACTACCTAGTGTCAAGCTCGGCGTGGCAATAAGAAGCCCCGGTCTTACACAGCGCACGGGGAACGCTGAGGCCGGGGTAAGTGATAACTCCAGTGTTATCAGACAGCCTTGAAGGGGTTGCCGCCGGTCATCAGGCGGCTGATGTCGAAGCCTTCAGCTTTGGCTTCAATCCACGCAGAATCAACATGCTCTTGGCTGCCTTTCTTGCGGGGGACAGGACGGACCGTGTACTCCGTCGTAAGGCCCGAGCCCTTTTTGCTGATCGTGAAGTCCCAGGCAAGCAGGTCCTCGTAATCCTCCATCTGGGAGATCTGGTCGATTTCCTTCAGGATGGACTTCTGCGTGATCTGCAGGACTTGGACTTTGCCGGACTCGTAGTTGTAGACCGGGACCGCGATGAAGAACTTCAGGTCGACAGTGCCAGGGCCGCCACGGCCTTCGCGTGCTTCAAAGTCGCCCAGCTCCACCGTGACGTCCTCGGGGGTGGGCTCTTGCTCGAAGCGGAAGGGCTTGGATTGGCCGGCGCATTGGCCCCAGACTTCGTAGCCCTCTAGGGGCTCGTCCGAGAGCAGTGCGAAGCGGACTGAGCCGCCGTCAGGAAGTTTGGAAAGTTGCAGGTAGCCGCCGCCGCTGCCCGAGCTGTTGACGTTGGCTGAAGCAGTCTTGGAAAGAAATGCCATGGTGAATGGTCGGTTTGGATGGTCGCCGGATGGCAACTCTCATACAGTAGCACGGGGTTGCCTGGATGGCTACCATAGAAAAATGCCCCAAGGCTGCCGGCCTCGGGGCACACTCAAAACTTTCACTGTAGGAGTCTAACATCGTGTCTCACGCGACGCAAGAGTTGCTGGCGTTTGTGCGCCAGCTGCCGGTGGGGATGGCGTATGCGCCCATCTACGCCAGGAAGTACGCAATCCAGTCGGGGAAAATTTCAAAGGGCAAGACGCCGCTGGAGAAGTCGCACCATGTGGTGATGACGCCGGCGGATGTGGCGCTGCAGATCGAGCGCAAGCCAGATGTGTTCCAGGCGGTGGGGGTGTTTACGGGGCCTCGTAGCGCCGGTCTAGTGATTCTTGACGTGGATCGCAATCTGGCGAAGCTCAAGAAAAAGTGGGGCGAATCGCTGGAAGGTGCTCCAGTCGTTACGAGCACGAAGGCGAACGCTGCCAAATATCTGTTTCGCGTTCCCGAGGAGCTGTGGACATCGGTAAGAGGTTTCGGGTTGTCAGATACCGGGGCCGGGTACGAGGTCCTTTGGGGCCGTCAGGGGCTTCTGTACGGCTCTTATCCGGGCTCCAGCGATGGGAAGGCGCCAGAGGGTCATTACGGTTTTGAAGGCGACCTGGAGGCCATCCCAGAGGCTCCTGAGTGGCTGCTGGCAGAGATGCGGGAGCACGCCGGTAAAGAAATTCAGGATGCGGGGTTTATCAAAAACCGTACGGCGCTGAATTTTTCGGGTCGGGATCCAGCTGAAGTGGCTGAGATTGTTCAGTCTGCCCTTCGAGTTATCCCTGGGCAGGGTGCGGGTAGCCGGGACCACTGGGTGAAGGTGGGGATGGCGATCCACTCGGAGTTGCCGGACGAGCTTGGTTTAACGCTGTGGAGTGCGTGGTCGGCTGACGATCCTGAGTACTCGGAGGAGTGGGTTGATTCCAACCCGTGTGAGGAGGTTTGGAAGTCGTTCAGGAAGGGGCCGGTGAGCCTGGGGACGCTGTTCTGGATGGCGGACCAGCAAATGCCGGGGCGGCAATGGTTGTCGGAGGATTTGCGGAAGGTTGTTGAGAAAGTAGAAGCTGACAGTGTCACGCGGTTTAGGCAGGTAATCCTGCCGTATGCCGAAGTAATCAAGCGGGCGAAGGAACTCCAGGACTTGGCTAATCCGGCGGAGATGGCCCATGCCATGCACGTGCTGGCGCTTGAGGGTGGCTATCGGGATGCGGGGGCGCTTGAGCGGTTGCTGATCAGCCAGATCCAGTATGAGCAGCAGGATGATGAGATCGGGTTGGACAGGTTCTTGGACAAAGATCTGAAGTTCGAGTACCTGATCCCGGATCTGTTGCCGTGCCCGGGGACGGTGATGATCCACGGGGCTGGTGGGGATGGCAAGTCGATGTCGGCTTGGACTATTGCCAAGCATGTGGCGAGGGGGATTCCGTTCTCGGTGCGGGGGGATCTTGTGCCAGTGGAGGCGGGGCCGGTGTTGATCCTGAATGGGGACCAGAGCGAGGTGCAGGTCCAGCAGCAGATGCGGGATCTGGAGTTTCGGCGGACGGATCCAGTGACCGTGGTGATGGGGTGGGACCTGAACTGGTATTACCGCTTCGTCAAGTTGATCGAGAAGCACCAGCCGAAGCTGGTGATCATCGACTCGATCACTGGGTGCTCAAGGGGTTCGGCGTTCGACGAGAACAAGAAGGAGTTTGCGGGGCCGATCTACTGGTTGAGCAACAACAACGGGCGGTTGTTCCCGGCCTGCACCATCCTGCTGATCCACCACGCCAACAAGACGGGTGGATTCCGTGGGTCTACGGCCATCAGGGACGCTGTGGACGAGGTGTGGGGCCTCAGGAGGCCCGATAAGCGCCAGGTGGAGCAGGTGGGCTACAACGCCCGTCTGATCACCGTGGAGAAGTCCAGGGCGGGCAGGGATGGCTCCAAGCTGCTGATGAAGTTGGAGCATGACCTGACGTTCTCGCTGGCGGACTACGTCGAGCTGGACGTGGAGAGTGCCAGCCCGGCCTCGATTGTGGATCGGGTGCTCCAGCGCTTGAGGGCGGCTCATCCGCGGGCGTTGAGTCGGCAGGACTTGGCGGCTGATCCGCTGTGCGGAGGCAGCGTGTCGGCGATCCAGAAGGCGACCCAGCGCTTGCTGTCGCGGGGGCTGCTGGAGGTGGCTGGAACCAGTCCCAATCCTTCGGGGGGTTCTCCCCTTGTTTTGTTCCAGGCAGTTCTCTCGCGTGGAGAGTGTCAGAAAGTGTGTCCAACTGAGGCAAAACCCTTGGTAGGACTGGAAAACACAGTTGGACAACCCCCTGAGGTGTCCAACTCGTGTCCAACTGGTGCCGAGCAGCTGGACAAGCAGCTGGACACACCTACCCCCTGTCCAACTGCTAAATCCAGTGATACCAATGGATCTGCCCCAGTTGGACACGTTTTGGATGTATCCCCAAGGGCAGAACGCTCGGACGAGGAGCTGGAGGCCCTGAAAGGGGCGGCGATGGACACCTGGAGTTGACCGATGAGAGTTCCTAACGTTTTGCTATGGCTGCTCCAGGCGCTGGCCTGGGTGTACTGGAGATCTCCGATGGCGACTCAGACCAAGCCCAAGCGCGAGCCACGGCCTCCTCGGAGGCCCACGCTCTGCTACACCGTCGGCAACGTGCCCGAT